TAACCCTAATCCTGAAGCTGATTATTTAACAGGAAGAGAAGAATTATTTTATGAAGGAGTATTAGCTTTAGAAAAAAATGGTATGGAAATTAACCAGGCTGTTACTCAAATGTGGGGATTAGTAAACAATGCTAAACACGTTAAAACTTTTGATGACTATAGTGATGACATTCAAAGCGAAATTGAAAGTGCATTTAGTGATTACAAATTTTGGAGTGATGACGCTGAGACTCACGAACAAGTTCAAGAAGCTTTACGTATAGCTAGAGTTTTTAAATTAACTGGGGCAATGTCTGAAGAAGAGTCTTGGAAAAAAGCTGTAGATATGGTTACAAAATCTTATATTGAAGTTGATGGATTGTTGTGGAATAGAAGAAGCTTACCTCAAGGTAATCTAGTTTTATCAGATGATTTAACTAGTAAATCAAAATATTTAGCTAAAACTTTAGCAGATGATAAATATGATAAAGCAAGTCAATATGATAAAGAAAATTTAGTATTAGTTCCTTGGGAAGGAAATCAATATGTTATAGTTGAAAGAAATACAAAACTTCCAGCTATCT